CGACAATCTCGGTTGAGAGGGGGCCACCCTCGCCCGCTCCACCCGCCCGGCGGGGGGCCGGGGGGCGGGGGGTCCGCGCCGGCCGCGCGCCACCAGGCGCCCGATCGGCCGCTTGCGGCGCGTTCGCGGCCAGCGCAAGCTGCGTCTCGCGCCCTGCCCCGCTTGTCTCACCGACCGCGTTGGCAGATCTATAGATCAATGACTTAGCGGGTGCGCTTTCCATAATCATACTTATGCGGCGCGCGAAAGACCGTCTCAGGCCGGTTTGCGCGGGGTGCCTGGAAATATTCCGGCCGAAGGCCTGTCTCACCGGTCCCAGCTTTTGAGACGATGCGCCTGCGTCACGCATCTTCTGTGGCCTGTTCGATCGCCAGCACCGGCTCGGCCACGCCCTCGATCGCCCCGTCGTCGCCCTCGTCTTCGACCGCGGCTAGGAAGCGGCGGAGCATCTCGGCGTTCAGCCCATCGAGAGGGCTGCTGACCTTGATGTCGGCGCGCTGCACGAACATGCCGAGCTCCTTCCCGATGAGCTCCAACCCTCGCAGGGTGCTCGGTCTGTCCTGCGCGGTCTTCGCTTCCTTGACCGTCGCCCAGAGCTCGTTGAGCACCTCGGCGCGCGTCGGCATGACCATGCTGGTCATGAGCTCGCTGCGCTTGGCGTCCACGATCGGCTGGAGCTCGGCCAGGCGCTTCTGGATGTCGGCCCGCTTCATCAGCTTCGCGGCCTCGACATGAGGGTGCGCGAAGCCGACCATCTCGGCGGCCTGGCCTTGCCGGATGCCCTGCGCCCGAAGTTCGCAGAACCGCTCCCACCGCTCATTCCGCAGCGCCGGCAAGGTGCTGTGTCTCCTTTAGGCCTTGGACTAAGCGACTTAGTCGCGCCTGCCTAAGTCCACTTAGGCTTGCGTCAGACGCAAGCCCTTTCGCGCTTCAACCACCCAAACCAAGCAATGAGGCTCGCTTCTGCCTCCGCTTCGGGCAGCCGGATGCCGAGCAGCCTCTCCGCCATGCGGATGCTCTCCGCCTTCCCCGCCCGGCCGCCAGGAAGCCCGTAGGACGCCTTCCAGCGGCTCGCCGGCATGGTCATGTGCTCATCCACCTCCAGACACCTCAGAACAGCCTCTGCGGCCCCTGTGGCGCGCCCGAACATGAACGTGCTGGCAAGCCCCTGACCGGGCGCTGCGCCGACATCCTCGACGGCTGCCAGGCCGATCCGCCCGTGCTGCTGGAGCGTCCGGAGCAGCCAGGCCGCGTCGAGCCGCTTGTCATCGGTGATCGGCAGCCGGTCGCTCGACAGGTAGTCAGGCAATTCGCATCCCGGCGAACACCGCAAGATCGCCCACGCCCCTGACAGCCCCGGATCGAGGCCGAGCACGAGCGTCACGGGTGGCACGGTTGCCGCGGCAGGGCGCCCGCCTGCACTCGATGCACTCACACCCTCCCTATTGTAGGCACCCATAGTTATATATCCCCGTATTTATCGCCTATTTTCCGCCTATTTTCTCTCTCTTCTCTCTATAACTTATAGAAGGAGAATGCTGAGTGTACTGAGACAGAGAACAGCGAAGAACTGAACGGAACAGCGCGCAACGGGACGACACCGCATCGCAAACCGGCATGCACTCACTGCACTCACTCCCCGCCCCCCGCGCCATCGGCGATCGCCATCTTTGCGCGCCGAATTTCCCGCTCAATTTCCTCCGCCTGCTCCCGAATTTCCGGCGCCTCGGCAAACAGCCTCTCGCGCAGAGCCGTCCCCGTGAGTGCATCGCCCTCCCAAGCCTCCTTCCGCCACCACACCCGGCGGCGCACGACGACGCCCATCGAGCGCGGCACCAGCCAGATCTGCGTGTCGCCATCGTTCGACCAGCCGGCCGCCTTCAGCCCGGCGCCGGCCTTCTGCTGGCTCCATGACACCTTGACGGAGCCGAAGCCCGAGCGCTGGGCGTTTTCGAAAGCCTCTTCGACCTCATTGGCCGAGATGACCGTGCGGCCCGTCTGCGCCGTCTGCGCCAGCCACTCCTCCACCCAGCGCTGAACCGGATGCCTGCCGGCTTCCGCCATCATCCGCTTCGCCGCGGTCGGAGCCGGGCAGCGGTGCGCGCTGTAGGTGCCGAGATCGCCCCACTGCGTGACGCCCACGCGGCGCTGCCGCAGCCAGGCCGCGACCGCCATCAGGTTCTCCTCGGTCATGTGGCCGCGGAGCTCCTCGATCTCCGGCGCCGTCAGCGTCGGCCCCGCGCAGAGCACGATGAAGAACCGCCGCTCATCGGCGCTCGGCAGCGCCAGCGCGTCGGCGTTGTTGGTGGTGAGGATCCAACAGGCATGATCGGGCGCGATGTAGGTGTCCCGATAGAGGCGCCGGGCGATCTGGGCCCCGCTGCTGTCGCCCGTGATCTTCTCCTTTAGAAAGTCGTACATGTCGGCCTTATGGAAGCTCGGGAGCTCGGCCACCGAGACGATGTGCTTCTCCACCCACGGCGTCTCGGTCTGCTCGGCGCGCAGCTTCATGCCGGCCACCCAGGCGACGTTGTGCCGCCCGATGCCGTACCGGATCCAGCAGTCGAGCAGCGTGTCCTTCCCGTTGCCCTGCTCGCCGAACAGCACCGGAGCCCAGAGGCATTTCACCTCCGGCCGCTGGATGCGATCGGCGAAGTAGTCGAACAGCATGCCGAGCTCGTTCTCGTCGGGGATCAGGCGCTGGGCGAAGCGGATGAACCAGGCGATGCGAGGGTCATCGTCGCGGGAAGGCGCCATGCCGACCAGGCGCTCCGGCGGCGTCCATGTGTTGAACCAGAGCGCGGCCCCCTTGCCCTCGCCCCACTTGAAGCGCGCGAGCCGCTCGCGGCCGGGGAGGTGCAGCGTTCCGACGACCTGGCGCACGCCGGCCTCGATGGCGAAGTCTGCCGGCCTCTGAATGAGGCGGCCGTTCTTGTTCGTCGGGATCACATCGAGCAGCGCCAGGCCGAGATCGCTGGAGGTGTTGAAGCCCTCCTTCGTCAGCATCAGCCCGTTGTCGAGGCGCAGGAACTGCTCGCGGGCGGGCATCCAGGCCACCTTCGCCAACACCCCGCGCAGCACGTCCCGCTCGCCCGCCTGCTTCTCCCCCGCGGCCTCCATCGCGGCCACGCCAGCCGCGTCCCCGGCGTCGTCGAAGGCCTCGCGGGCGTTCACCCGCCGCGACGGGTGCGTCCAGTTGGGCTGATGGAAGCGGGCCTCATGCACCAGCGAGCCCATCCCGATGCGGTCAGGCGGCGAGGACGAGCCCCAGTGATCCCAGCGCTCCTCGCAGGCCGCCGGGTCATGCTTGCTGCTGCGCTCGGACCAGGCGGCCCATGCGTCGAAGCCATCCGGTGATCCGCCGGAGGCGCGCCAGGCGGCCATGCCGATCCGCGACCAGTCGTCCCACCCGAGATCCTCATTCGGGATCGCGGCCAGGGCGGCCACGATGTCCTCCACCTCCCCGAGCGCGTCAGGGTTCTGGGCGATCGGCGCGTCGCCGGTCACCGGCTTCTGACCGGCTGCCTGCACCGCCAGGTCCAGCACTACGTCCGAGATGTCGCCGAGCTCGTCGGCGCTGGCCGGGCCCGCGATCTGCTGGCCGGTGACGGTGATGTAGCGCGGCGCAAGGTGGTAGATCTCGACCTGGGCCCCCGCCACGCTGCCGTCCACGCGCAGCACCGACTGGAAGCCGGTGTCGAGGTCGCAGCGCCCGATCACCCGCAGCCCGGCCCCGCTGGGCGTCACCTCGACATACGCACCAGGGCACCGATCAAGGATCTCCTGCGCCCAAGCGTCGAGCTCGCCCGTCTCGGGGTGCCGGCACTTGTCCAGATCCAGGGCCCCGTACCCCTCCGCCTGGAGCAGCACCAGGCCGATGCCATCCGCCTGCCCGAGCCCGGCGGCCTGTTGCGCGTCCCGCAAGCTGCCCCAGGTCCGCGGGTCGTTCACCCGCGCCAGGCGGCCCGTCTGCGTCGGCCGGTAGGGCCGCTTGGTCGGCTTGCCATTGGCCCGCGCCTCCAGGCGCCAGATGACCCACAGCCTGCGATCGGCCAGCGGCGCGAGCGCAGCGGGCAGCGGCCTTGCTGTTGATGCGCTTGCACTCGCTGTGGATGCTGGTGCATCTCTTCCAGCGGCGCCCCTACTATCGGCGCCGGGCTGGCCTGACTTTTGGTTCATGCTCCTACCTCCAAACGATCGGCCCCGGCGGTTCGCCCGCCGGGGCCGACATTGATGCAAGGTCTTGTGTGGTCAGCGCAAGCCACAGGATGTGGGGACGCCCGCACACGCGGCCCCCTACCTGTTGATGATCTGATCCATCGCTTCGGCCAGGGTGTCGTCGTCGTCCGGTAGGACGTGGCCGTAAACGCCGAGCGTCACGCTGATGTCGCTGTGGCCCATGCGGCGCTGGACCGCCCGCGGCGACAGCTTCGCCCGCAGCAGGGCCGTGGCGTGCATGTGGCGGAGATCGTGCAGGGACAGGCTGGGGTAGCCCGCCTCGGTCAGCACCTCCGAGATCGCGCTCGACAGCCCGTCCAGGCTCCAGGGGCGACCGTGCGACGTGCGGAAGATGACCATGTCCTCGACCTCAACGGCCAAGCCGCCGGTTCGGAGCACGGCGACCTCGTCCCGGTGGCGCTGTTCGCGGAGCTCGACGAGGAGCGATTTCGGCACTTTCACTGTGCGCTGGCTGCTCTCGGTTTTCGTCTCGCCAACGCGCTGCGCGCCGTCTTCGTCGTAGTACGCAGCCCGCGATATGCTGACGCTGCCGGCGCGCCAGTTGATGTCCCTCCACTGGAGCGCGGCGATCTCCTGCCGCCTGGCGCCCGTCGCCAGCGCGAAACGCACCAACATACCTTTCCTGTGCCCGGCCACATGCGCCAGCACCTTCGCTTGGTCGGCGTCGGTCAGCACCACGCCCGCGCTCTTCGGCCGCCGCGGGAGGGGCAGATCATCCCAATGCGCCAGCTTTACCGACGCGCCGGCCGCCGCGGCGTCCTTCATGAGGCGCCTGCCGTAGGCTGCGGCGCCGCGGAGCCGGTGCGGCCCAAGCCCGCGCTTTGCGAGTGACACCAAGCCGTTCAGCACGTCCGTGCGGGTCAGGCTCGAGATCCGCTTCGGCCCCCAGGCGACCGTCACGTAGTGGCAGAGGCGGATGACGGTCCGCAGCGCCTGCGGCCTGTACACCTTCATGGTCTTCTGGGTGTCGAGCCATTGCTCCACCCAGGCCCCGACCGTCAGCGTGTCGAGGGGCGTCGGCCCGGCCAGGACGTTCGTCACATCAGCAGGCTCCCCGCCTGGCGTCGTCGCCAGGGCGACCATCAGGCGCGAGCGCTCCGCGTCCGCGTCCTTCCGGCTGCCTTTCACGGTCGCGTACTGGAACGCCCGCTTGCCGGCGGCGTCGCGCGTCTCGACGCGGACGGTCCAGACGCCGGGCTTGCGCTCGCGAACAGTGATGTTCGACATGCGTCAGCCCTCCGCCTTGCCAGCCAGCAGCGCCGCACGCTCGGCCTCCAGCTTCGCGATCGCCTCGCGCAGCCAGAAGCACGCCTGGCGTGTGTCGGCCTCCTGACCGTCAGCGAGCCTTTGCGCGATCTCGCAGCCGTAGCGGCGAGTGCTCGCCTCATCGAGGTGACGCTCCAGGCCCGCCAGGTAGGTGGTCAGGCTGCCGATGGTGCGCTCCAGCGCGTCGGCAGTGTTGTTGCCGGGGTCGGGCATCGGTCAGCCCTCCGCCTGGGCGGCGATGGCTCGGGCGCGTTCCAGCGTGCCCTCCGACATCGCGTAGGTGGCGTGCAGCCGGCCCCAAGTCTCGTGGATCTCGATCGCCTTGCGGGCGCAGGCGGCGGCGTCCGCGTGCTTGCCGAGCCGCTCCCAGCGCGCCGCCAAGTTCATCCACTCGCCGATGCTCTCCTTCGTCACCCCGGCGCGCGTCGCCTGGCGCATCACCTCAAGGGCGACCGGCGACCGATCGAACTCACCGAACACCCCCGGCTTCTCCACCGGGATCTGCGCCCCGGCGTCGGGGCCACCGATCGGGTCGGTCAGGCTGAAGCCGGGCCCGTCCTGCTGAAGCTGCTCCACCGGCTGCTCGACCAGCGGCTTCGGCTCGGGGTCCGCGCCAGTGCCGGCAAGGAACGTCTGCTTGTCGCCCCAGACCACGCGGCGCGTCGTCCTGACGCGCCCGTGGGCCTTCCACCAGGCCGCCGCGGCGGCCTTCGCCGCGGCCACGCTGCGCTCGCTGTGGTAGGCCGGGAACTCCTGGCCGCCGCGCTCCGCGTACCAGCACCAGACGCCGGGCTCCCGCCGCCAGACGTGCAGGGTGACGCCGCCGCCGACATCCGCGTCGTGGGTGTAGGCGCCGTCGAAGACGGCGCCCTGCTGCCACTGGATCTTCATGGCGTCAGGCCCCCGCCCCGGCGCCCAAGAGCGCGTCTTCGCGCTCCATCTCCCACTGGTGCTGGGCGTTGTACTCGGCGGCCCGGAGCCACGCGCCCTCGGCCCACTGCTCGGCGTCGGCCTGGGCTTCCCAGCGAGCCCACAGCTCGACGTACATGCTCCGGATTTCGGCCAGCAGAACGCAGAGGCGGATCTGGCTATCGACGAGGCCCTTCATCTCTTCTTGGTTCGGCACGAACACCCAGGCTTCGTCGGCGATGAGGCAGCCCATACCCTGCTGGCTGATGACGACGTTGCGGCGGAGCTCGACCGTGCCGAAGTCGCAGCCGGGCAGCATGCTGTCCTCGCGCACCGCGTAGGCGGTCGGGGAGATCTTGCGGGCGGTGAAGCTGAACGTCTTGACCATCACTCTACTCCTCCAAACGAGCGCGTCCGAAACGCAACGCGCACCCGCAGCATCCCACGGGTGCGCGTACAGCGCAAGATATTTCGTGTAGAGCGTAAGGATCAAGGCAGCGCGAGGATCACCAGGGCGAACCCGACGAAAGCCGCGCCCCAGCAGGCGGCTTCGACGGCGGCAGAAAGCAGATCGCGGAACATACTGAACCTCCAAACGGGCAGACACGCCCGCTGGAGGTTCTAAGTCACGTTTGCGTCATATGCAAACAGTTGCGTCCAGAGCGTTATGCCCGCGCCTCTGAAGCGCGCCCCAGCAGGGAGACGAGCTCGCCCGCCAGCGTCGCTGGCAGATCGAGGTGCAGCAGCACCCGGAGCCGCCCGCCTTCGCCCATCGCTAGGCTCGTCGTGCCGATCGGCGGCGCCGAGCTCGCGACGATTGGCGGCGGCGGCGTCTTGCCCCGCCGGTAGCCGACGCGCTGGGCGAACTCGTCCAGGCCCATGTCGAGCATCTGCGCCAGGTCACACGCCCGGCTGAATGGGAGGTCTTGGTTCTCGGTCCCCGAGAGGAAGCGCGACACGCTGGCCTCGCTCACGCCCCAGGATTTCGCCACATCGCGCTGCGAGTAGCCACGGGCCACGAGCGCGTCCTTGATCCACTCGGTCTTCGCCTTCACCACCATGCCGTTTTCTTTCTTCTTACCCGGCGCGTAGGCGCGCCGCGCTCACCGTAACCGATTGCGCTTGGCGCACCAACAGCGAACCAGCGCGCACACCACAAAAAACCATGCATTAACATTTGGCTAGATAATGCCCCCCCCGTTAACTATTTCGTGATCGTCCAGTTTCCTATCCGTTTCAAACGACTACAGCCCGCGGGTGAGATGATCCCTTGGTTTGACGCGAGATCACTTTGTGTTGAACGTAAACACATGCACAACACACAAGCACCCGCCACGACGCCGCTCCGCCGCACCATAGACGCGAAGGACGCGGCTGTATTCCTCGGCCTGCCGCTGCGGACGATCTACGACCTCTGCCGCAAGGACCGGCTGCCGCACATCAAGTTCGGCTCCCGCGTCCTGTTCCTGCCCGACGCGCTGGAGCAGCACCTCCGGGCGCAGATGCGCGGCGGCCACGCCGCCGCCCCGGTCGATCCGCTGTCCTGATGCTGCGCCCCTGGCCTCATCAGCGGACTGCCCTGGGCGACCTCCTGCTCGGCCACACCGCGCTGTGGTGGGAGCCGGGCGCCGGCAAGACGTTGCCTTTGGCCCTGGCCGGCGCGGAGGCGGGCGGCCGGCAACTGTGGATCACGCTGGGGATGCTGCGCGAGCAGGCGGCCCGTGACATCCAGGCGGCCCGCGGCCGTTGCTCGGTGCAGATCATCCGCTCGCAGTCGGACACGATCGATCCCGACGCCGATGTCGTCATCGTCTCCTACGACCTGATCCGCAGCGCGCCCATCTGGCGCCAGGCCTTCGGGCTGCGCTGGTCGAGCATGGTGTGCGACGAGGCCCACGCGCTGAAGGAGGGCCGCAGCCTCCGCACCCGCGCGATCTACGGCGCGACGCGGGAGAGCCAGGGGGCGCTCTGGCGGAAGGCCGATCGGGTGTGGCTCGCTACCGGCACGCCGATGGTGAACCACCCCGGCGACCTCTACCCCCACATCAGCCGCCTCTGGCCGCATCTGTTGCCTGGGCCGGGCCGCAAGCAGGACTGGATCGACACCTACTGCGTCACGCGCCGCACCCAGTTCGGCCTCCAGATCGTCGGCGGCCGGAACCTCCCCGAGCTCCAGGGGCTGCTGAAGCGCTGCGGCACGGTCGTGCGGTTGGAGGATGTCGCGCGGGATCTCCCCGCTATGACGGTGGATGAGGTGCCGGTCGAGATCGACGCAGCGCACCGCGCCGACCTGGCGGCGGCCATGACGGAGGAGCAGCGGCGCGAGCTCGTCGGCCTGCTGGCGGCGATCGACGGCGGCAGCGCGAAGGCCGAAGCCGCCCTCCAGGGCCTGCTGCTGCCGCTCGCCACCGCCCGGCGCGTCCTGGCGCTCGCGAAGGCGAAGCCGGTGGCGGCCCGCGTTGCGGCCGAGATCGAGGGCGGCCTCGACCGGGTGGTGGTGTTCGGCCAGCACGTCGAGGCGCTCGGCGTCGCGGCGGCCGAGCTCCAGAAGCACGGCGTCGGCCTGCTGCTGGGCAGCACGCCGCCGGAGAAGCGCCAGGCGCTGATCGACGGCTTCGTCGCCGGGCGCCTCAAGGCCCTGGTCGCGAATGTAACCGTTGCGGGTACTGGACTGAACCTCCAGGCGTGCCGTAGGATTGTGTTCCTCGACAGCACATGGACACCAGCAGCCAACACGCAGGCTATTCGGCGCTGCCATCGGGCCGGTCAGCGCCGCTCTGTTCACGTTTCGTTCGTAGGCGTGGCAGGATCTGTGGACGAGCAAGTGCAGCGCACGCTCGCCCGCAAGGCGGCCCTAGTTGACGCTCTTATGGGAGGGGCAGAGTGATCGAAGTACATTTGAAGGTAGAGACGCTGGCCGAATTGTCGGCCGAGCTCCAGCGCGTACTGGGCCCGCTGCTGGTGGCGCAGGGCGTGACGCTGCCGGAGGCCCCGAAGCGCGGGCGCCCGCGGAAGGATGCGAGCGCCACGGCGGAGCAGCCCCCGGCCGCTGAAGAGGCCCCGGCGGCGGAGGAGGCCCCATCTCCCGAGCCGGAGGCGGAGAAGCCGCTGACGCTGGAGGAGATGCGGGCGTTGCTGGCGCGCTTCCAGGCCGCCCACCCGCGCCAGGTGGCAGCCGTGCTCGACCTCATGCGTCAGCACGGCGGCGCCTCGCGTCTGTCGGATTGCCCCGCCGAGACGTGGCCGGCGATCGCCGCCGGGGCGGAGCTCTATCTGGCGCAGGGCGTGGCGGCATGAGGGACGACACACCCGCCTTCGACAGCCTGCGCGAGGCGTTCGGCCAGTTCTTGCGCGACTGCACGATGATGAACGTCTCGGAGATCCGCGTGGAGACGCTGGAGCGGCTGCTCGACCACGGTCGCGGGGCCGACACGCTGGCCCTCGCGCTGGCCGAGCGGCGCCGCCAGGAGCCGGTCAATGGCTGACGCCCCGAACGGGCCGATCGGCCCCAGCGGCCACAGCATCGTCGGCATGAGCACGCTGGAGCGGCGTCTCGGCTGCCCAGGCTCGGCGCATGCAGAGGCGCCGCTGCCGAACCGCACCACCGAAGCCGCCGAGCGCGGCACGGCGCTGCACGAGGCCGCAGCGCGGGCTCTCATCGGCAACCTCTCGGCCGGCGAGGTCTGGGAGGAGGACGAGGAGGGGGCGCAGATCATCGACGCGTACCTCCAGGCGGTGCGCGAGACGCATCAGCGTCTGGGCGGGCTGCTGCTCATCGAGCACGCCTTCCGCCTCGACCATCTCCACCCGGATCTCTGGGGCACGGCCGACGCGGTGGTCGTCGCGCCGCCGGCCATCGCGGTGCTCGACCTCAAGAGCGGGCGCGGCACCCGCGTGGATGTTCGGCGGCGTGACGGCAAGCCGAACCTTCAGCTTGCGGGCTACGGCCTCGGCGCGCTGACCGCCGCCCCGCAGGGTGCGATCATCGAGCGGCTCGAGCTCCATGTGGTGCAGCCCCTGGCGGGCGGCCACACGCAGACCGAGCTCGACGCGGGCGAGATCATCGAGATCGCGGCCGACATCCAAGAGCTCGTCCGCGCCGCGATGGAGCCCGACGCACCGCGCCGGCCGGGCGATCACTGCAAGTTCTGCCGGGCGGCCGGGTCGTGCCCCGCGCTGCGCGGCCACGCCCTGGATGCGGCGAAGGCGGATTTCGATGAGACGCCTGACATCATCGACTGCGCCGACCCGGCCGGCATGACGCCGGAGGAGATCGCCGCCGCGCTGGCGGAGGCGGATGTGCTGGAGCTCTGGGTCAGCCGCCTGCGCGAGCACGCGAAGGCGGAGGCCGAGCGCGGCCGGGTGCCCCCCGGCTTCAAGCTGGTGCAGCGCCGCGGCATCCGGAAGTGGATCGACGCGGCCAGCACCGCGAAGGCCCTGACAGCCCACGGGCTGAACGACATCTGGACCGAGCCTGCGTTGCAGAGCCCGGCGCAGATCGAGAAGGCGATCAAGCGGGCGAAGCTCGCGATCAACATCTCGGAGATGACCACCTCCACCAGCCCCGGCCTCGCGCTGGTGGCTGACACAGATCCGCGGCAGGGCATCCAAGCCGGCCCCGCTGCTGACTTTTCGTGACCAACGGCTTGCGTGAAAGACACAAACAGATGAGCCAGACGAAACAGCGCGCCCGCATTGTGGTCGGCCCCGGCCGGCTGTCGTTCCCGTTCCTGCTGGAGCCGCAGGCCACCGAGAACGGCGACAAGTACAGCGTCACCCTGCTGCTGCCCCCCGGCTACGACACGAAGCCGCTGCTGGCGGCCTTGAACGATTGCGCGCGGGAGGCCTGGGGGCCGGATAAGGCCAAGTGGCCGAAGAAGGCCCGCATGCCGGAGGACGTGATCCGCGACGCAAGCGAGAAGAGCCTGTCGGGTTATGACGAGGGCTGGAAGTTCATCTCGGCCAGCAGCAAGGCGAAGCCCGGCATCGTGGACGCCAACAAGGACGAGGTGCATGACCCCGACGCGGTCTATGCCGGCCGCTGGGGCCGTATCAACGTCACGCCCTACACCTACGCAGCCAAGGGCAACGTCGGCATCTCGTTCGGGCTGAACAGCGTGCAGATCCTCAAGAACGACACGCCGTTCGGTGGCCGCGGCAACGCGAAGAACGATTTCGACGCCTGGGCGGAGGACATGGAAGACGCCCCCTTCTGATCCTCGACGCGGCGGGCGTATTGCGCCCGCCGCCTTGCGTTTTCAGCGCAACAGCTTTCGTGGAAAACCGTATGGAAGAGTGGCGTCCGGTGCCGAGCGCACCAGGGTATCTGGTCAGCAACCAAGGGCGGGTGCGCGGCCCCCGTGGGTGGCTGCTGAAGCCTGCCCCCAAGCGTGGGGGCCACCTTCAAGTCGTCTGCCGTCCTGGTGGGAGCAGATGCGTCCACAGTTTGGTGCTTGAGGCGTTCGTCGGGCCGCGGCCGGAAAAGCACGAGGCCCGGCATCTAAATGGCGACCCAACCGACAACAGGGTCGAGAACCTCCGTTGGGGGACGCGCAGTCAGAACAGGCGCGACCGTAAGCACCACCGCCCCGAACGAGGACGGCTCAGTGCGCTGCAAGTGGCCGACATAAGGGCAGCGCTTCAATCTGGGGAGTTTGGCGTGGGTGCGGGGCTTGCCCGGCGCTATGGCGTGAGCCAGGCCACCATCAGCGCGATCAAGGCCCGCCGGAACCACGCCGATGTCTGAGCGCCGCCTGGTATGGGACAGCGAAACGCGCTCACTAGCCGACATCCGGAAGGTCGGCGTGTACCGCTACGCCGAGCACCCGAGCACGGCGCACATCCTGTCCCGCTTCCGGCTGGACGACGCGCGCCAGGTCGAGGTGCGCTTCGGCGATCCGCTGCCGATCGAGATCCGCGACGCGCTGGAAGACCCCGCCGTCCGCATCGTCGCCCACAACGCCACCTTCGAACGGCTGCTGCTCCGCAACGTGCTGGCGCCGCGCCACGGCTGGCCCGATGTCTCGCGCGACCTGACGCGCTGGCACTGCACGATGGCACGCGCTCGCGCGAGCGGGTTGCCCGGCTCCCTGGAGGGCGCGCTCGCGGGCCTCGGCCTGCCTGTCCAGAAGGACAAGGAGGGCCACAGCCTGATGCTCCGCATGTGCCGCCCGCGGCGGCTGGAGGCGGATGGCACGCCGGTCTGGTGGGAGGACGAGCCCCGCCTGGCGCGCCTGGCGGAATACTGCGGCGTCGATGTGGACGGCACCCGCGTGCTCGATCGGCGCCTGCCGCCGCTGGCGGAGGGCGAGCACGAGATCTGGGCCGCGACAGAGGAGATCAACGACCGCGGCGTCCGCTTCGATCTCGGCTTCGTGGCGGCGGGCCGGCGCGTGGCCGAAGACGCCCGCAAGGATCTCGACCGGAAGATGCACGCGGCCACCTTCGGTGCGGTGCGGGCGGCGTCCAACGTGGGCGCGCTGAAGGAATGGCTGCTGAAGCAGGGCGTCGAGATCGCCCCTCCGGCGGAGGAAGACGCGGCGGAGGGCGAGGACGATGACGCCGAGCCCGAGCTCCGCCGCGCCGATGTCGCGCGCCTGCTGAACACCGCGCCGCGGGGGCCGGTTCGCGACGCCCTGACCATCCGCCTGGAGGCGGCGAAGAGCTCGGTGAAGAAGCTGGACAGCATCGCGGCGCGCTCCGACGCCCGCGGCTACGTCCAGGGGCTGCTCGGGTATCATGGGGCGAGCACGGGCCGGTACACCGCGACCGGCGGCGTGCAGATCCAGAACTTTCCGCGCGAGACGGTGAACGATTGGGACGCGGCGCGCGGGGCGCTCGATCTCGGGGCGCCGACCGTCGATGCGCTCTATGGGCCGCCGCTCGATGTCGTCAGCAAGATGCTGCGCGGCTCGATCATGCCGAGCCCTGGCTGCGAGCTCATCTCCGCCGACTACGCCGCCGTCGAACTCCGCGGCGTGGCCTGGCTCGCCGGCCAGGACGACCTTGTCGAGGATCTGCGGGCGGGCGCGAAGATCTACGAGCAGATGGCTGCGAAGGTGTTCGGCCAGAAGCCGGAGGAGATCGGCAAGGAGAGCCGCGAGCGCTGGGTGGGCAAGCAAGTGGTGCTCGGCAGCGGCTACCAGATGGGCGCGACGAAGTTCGAAGCGATGTGCGCCGCTCTCGGGAAGCCGGTGGAGACGGAGCTCGCCGAGCGCGCGATCCGCACCTACCGGTATGAGTACCCGCGCGTCCCAGACCTCTGGTACGAGATGGACGACGCCGCGCGTGCGGCTGTCCTCAACGACGGCAAGCGGGTGGACGCGGCCGGCGGGCGCATCGCCTTTCGCCGCGACGGCGACATGCTGCGGATGCGCCTGCCGAGCGGCCGATACCTCCGCTACCGGCGGCCGGAGGTCGAGCGCGACGAGAAGTTCGGCCGCGACGGCGTCACCTACTGGGGCGTCGATAGCCGCACCCGGCGCTGGTCGAAGATCCGCATGTTCGGCGGCCGGTGGGCCGAGAACGCGGTGCAGGCGCTCTGCCGCGACCTGATGATCCTCGGCATGCAGCGCCTGCGCGCCGCCGGCTACACGATCATCACCACCGTCCACGATGAGATCGTGGTCGAGAAGCCGATCGGGCAGGGCGACGTGGACGAGGTCGTCCGTCTCATGTGCGAACTCCCCGACTGGGCCGCCGGCTTCCCCCTCTCGGCGGAGGGCTGGAAGGGGGAGCGCTACGGATGAAGGCCCAGGAGCACAGCGACACCAGCGCCGCGGCGGCGGAGGCGATCGAGCCCGCCGCGGCAACGCTCCGCATGGCGGTGCTCGGCGTCATCGCCGCGACCGGCGGGGCGACCGACGAGGAGATCCAGGCCGCGCTCGGCCTGGCGGGCAACACGCAGCGCCCGCGGCGTGTCGAGCTCTGCGAGGCCGGGCGCGTCGTGGACAGCGGCGCGCGTCGTCGCGCGAAGAGCGGTCGCCAGGCCGCGGTGTGGATCATCAAGCCGGAGTGGTGGTGATGCACCGGACCATTCTGAACCCCGCCGAGCGCGTCTTCGCCCACGCTCTCGGGGCCGCGCTGGAAGAGCAGCGCCGGGCGGCCGGGCTGTCGAAGGCCGAGCTCGCCCGGCGCCTCGGCCTGGCGGAGAGCACGATCTTACGCTGGGAAGATGGGCGGGGTATCCCGCACCTCAGTCTGCTGCGGCGGGTGGCGGTCGAGCTCGGGACCACCGCCCTGGTGCTGCTGTTCCGCGCCGAGCGCCGCGCCGTCGCGGCCCCGGCACCCGCGGGTGAAAACGGGTGACGGGGTGACGGGCGGGTGAAGGCGGGTGACAGATTGGCCGGAAAGCCTAGACTTACATGAAAAACAAGGGATGCCCCATTTCTCTCGGTGTCGTTGCGTACATTGCAAACCAATGCTTTAGGCGCGGGTGATTTCACCCGCCGACCCGATTTTGCACCCATTGCGGGGGTCGGCGGGTGACGGAATCGCATCCCTTAGCCCCCTGCAATTCGGGCTAGTCGAGGAGCCCGCGGCGGAGCTCGTCGGCCGGGACGCTGGTGCCCAGGAGGGAGCCAGCGCGAGCGGCCAGCATGGGGTTGATGCCTCCCCGCCGGGCCGCCTCCGCAGCCAGGGCGGCGTCCACCCTGCGCGCGGCGGCTGCCTGCTGGGCGGGGTCGGTGGTGGAAAGGAGACGGGCGAGGGCGTCGTTGCGCCGTTCGGCCGAGCCTTGCATCACCCGGCGTGCCCCGGCCCCCGCCAGGCCAGCCGTAGCGCCCAAGGCCGCGCCGGGGCCGAAGCCGCCGCCGCCGAGCCAGTACTCGCTCAGGCCACCGGCCGCCCCGCCACCCGCGGCCCCGGTCGCGAGCTCCTGCATCGCGGCCTGGCGCCGGGCCGTTGCGCTGTTCCGCAGCACCGTGTTCTCGAAAGCGGCACCCGCGGTTTCGCTGCCCAGTGCTGTCGGGCTCGTCCCAAGGTAACGGGCCAGCAGATCGAACCGGCGAGCCGCGTCGCCAGGCGCCAAGCCCAGCGCGTCGGTGAGCACGCGGATCTGGTCGCGCTCCATGTCGGTGTCGAAGACCGCGCGCACAGGGTTCGCCGTGCCGGTCCTCGGGACGGTACGGAGCCGGTCGCGGAGCGCGTTCATACCGCCTTCCACGAAGTGCATCCGCTCGGTGTCGGTCATGCGCTCGATCGTCGTCCGCAGTTCGGTGGGACGGGTTCGGAAGATATTCCGGCCGAGATCGAGGGCGTCGTTGTGCGCGCTCGGGCCAGCCCACAGAAGCCGCGCCTGCCGGTAAAGGCTCGTGCCATCGGGCTGCACCGTGAGGTCGTCCAGCCGATCAACGATCTGATCGCGCAGCCGGCGGGCAGAAACCGACACCGGGCTGCCTCGGCCGGAGCCGCGGAGCTCGCGCTCGATCAGTTGGTCCAGGCCTTCCTTCGCCGACATCAGATCCGCGATCGTGGGCTGGCTGTTCGCGGTTGCGGGGCGCCCTTCCAGCGTCGAGATGGTGCGGGCGTCACCGGCTGCCGGCTGTGCGCGGCGCCAGAGCGAGACATCAAGGTCGGTCTGGAGCGGCGCGTTGTTGGAGCGCACGGCGGTGTAGAGCGGCCCCGCGTCCTGGCTGCGCTGCGTGAACAGCGCCTGCTTGCGGATATATGCGTCTTCGGCATCGCCGAAGGTCGTCTTGAGCGCCTCAAGGATGCGGTCCATTCGGCCGCCCTGGCGCGTCTCAAGCTGGCGCGTCAGGTTCGCCATCGCCTCGCCGGGCTGCTGCGCGAGGGCTTCCAGCGCGGTGCGGCTGTTCGGCCCCATCGCCTCCGCCAGCGTCGTGCCGGTGTCGGGAAGCCCGGCGGCGGCGCGCTCGGCCCGATCGTCGGCCGACGCCTCGACCGCCCGCAGCGCGGCCCCTGGCGCCGGTTGGTCGCGCGCCACCTGTTGCGCCAGAAGGCGATCCGCGGCGCCCTGCGGGTTAGCAAAGTCCCGGAAGGACTGAGCGGTCCTCTGCGCCAGCGGCCGGGCGCCCTCAACGGCGGCCCCGCCCAGAGCGCCCACGCCTGCGCCTACGCCCGCGCCGACAGCAGCGCCTGCTGCCATAGCGCCGACACCGCCCTCGGCGTCACCGACGCCCTGGAGGGCGCCCTGGCGCATGCCAGCGTTCGCCCCAGCCGTCGCGGCTTGGGCCACGCGGCTGCCGGTGGTGGCGGCCCGTGCGGCTTGGCCCGCGACGCCCAGGCCGGGGATCAGCAGCGTGGGCAGGCTGCCGGCCACCTCCAGGCCGGTCGCCAGCACCGGGCGCTCTGACCTGTAGCGCTCGACGTTCGCCCGCTCTTCCGCCAGCGCCTGGCGGTACGGCGACCCGAACAAGCTGCGGACGCCGGCCGTGATCTCGTCGCCGAAGCCGAAGGTGAGCCCCTGCGCGGCGGTCGCAACGCTACCGGGCAGCGCGGCACGAGAGGCCTGCTCACGGCGCCCGGAAACACGCAGCACCTCATCGAGGAAGCGGTCGATCTCGTCGTTGGTCGCCATGATCGACTACTCCACCAGAGAGGGGTTGATGTTGGCGGCCCGCGCCGCGCGACGGCGCGCTTCGATGTCGCCGGGGAACCTTGTGCGGATGCGCTCGGCGATCTGCGCTTCGGAGGCGTTGGGCGGGCGCGGGACGCGGGGGGCGGCGCCTTCGCTGTTCGCACGCGCGGCTTCCGCGGCGGCCCGGCGCTCCGCCACAACGTCGCGGAAGCCAGGGACGACGTTCTCCGGGTTGAGGCCGCGGCGCGTTGCGAGGCCGGTGTAGAAACCGCCCACCTCGTTGACCTCATTGCGGTACACTTGCATGCGGTCGTCGGCCACCGAGCGCATCTGGGCGATGGTGCTGGTGGTGAGCGCAGCGCCCTGGTTGACCCGCGCGATTTGGGCCTGCATCCAGCCAGGCAGGCCGCTCGTGCGCTGGATCGTGACCACCTCTTCGCCGCGCACAACGCTGCCGGGGTCGAGGATGTTGGCGAGGGCGAACACGGCGTCGAGCGCCGCCACTTGGTCGTATTGCCCGGTGCGGGCGCCTGTCTCGATGCGGTCGAGGGCCGTGTGGATCGTGCCGTAAAGCGGGACGCTCTGGGTGAAGCGCTGCACCTGGGGCTGGCGCAGGAACTCCCCGCGCAGCGGGTCTTCCTGTTCAGCAAGGCGCGGCGTCTCACGCGTAGCCAGGGCGCGGATGGCTTGGTCCTGCTCCTCGCGCGTACCGAGCGACGCGATCATGCGGGCGCTCTGCGCCGGCACCCCAAGCCCGGTGATCTGGGTTTCCGACAGCACCGGGCCCCGCTCGTTCGCCGGGCCGTAATCGCGGCCGAGCTCGCCACTCGGCAGCATCTCGCGCACCCGGCCACCACTTGTGATGGTCTGCACGGTGGGCGGGTTGCGGGTCAGCCAGTCAGAGACAATGCGCTGGCCCCCTTCATGGTCGCCGCGTGCGAAGCTCTCGGCCGCAAGGACGCGGAGCTCGGCCGGCATGTTGGCAAGCGAATTGCCGTTGAAGCCCGGCGTGCGGGGCGCGGCCCCCTGCACTGGAGCCGCGAGCGCGGCCTGCTGCGGCGTTAGCGCGGGCGCGGGCGGGGTCGTGGGCGGGGCGGCGGGCCGTCCCCCCGGCATCCCGGCGATGGCGCCGTTGTTGATCGCCATGAGCCGCTCTTCGTAGTCCGGCGCGTTCGGGTCCAGCGCGTTGCGTGCGGCGATACGCTGCGAGACCGCCAGAGGCGCTTCGCCACGCTGGGCCACAGGGGCCATGAGCGGTGCCGGAGCCGGAGCCGTGGGGGTGGCGGCACCCGGAGCCGTGGGGGTGGCGGCACCCGGAGCCGTGGGGGTGGCGGCACCACCGCCCAAGAGAAAGTTCGCCATCCGCAGGCCGGACGCCACTTGTCCCTCACGCTGGGCGATCTGGCTGCGAAGCGCCCGCTGCTGGAGCATCTGCTGACCGGCCTGGTCGCCGGCCTGCATCGCCGCCATCGGCGCCTGCGCTGCCTGCGAAAGCGCTTGCGCGCGAAGCGCACCGGCCTGGGCAAGCGGAATGCCGCCCTGGCCCGCCGCCATCAGGCTCGGGCCGAGCGTGCCCAGCAGCGCCTGCATCGAGCGCTGGCGCGCGAAGGCCTGCTCCTCCGGCGTCATGCCGGGAAGGCCGAACATCGGGGGCTGGGGCGTCGCGGGGCTCGCGCCGCCGCCAAGCCCGAAGAAGTCGAGGAGGCCCTGCATGTGTCTGTCTCCTCACCGGCTACCGAGCAGGCCGATCAGGCCGCCCGCGGCTGCACCGATCCCCGTGCCGATGCCGGGGAACATGCTGCCCATCATCGCGCCCGACGCAGCGCCGCCGAGCGCGCCCATAGCGGGGTTGCCGCGCGAGAGCGGGTTCGTCGCTGTCTGCGTCTGGCCGTAGGGGATCTGACCACCCAACGGCAGCAGGCGCGTCTGAAGCTGCTGGAGCGGGAAGTTCTGGGCCTCGTTGAAGCGGGCCTGCTGGTCGGAGAGGCCCGCCTGCTCCAGCGCCTGCTGCTCCGCGCCGGAAGCCGACAGGGCCGAGATGTCGGTGTACGCCGCGCGCTGGCCGCCGCCCGCCAGGTTGCCGGCCTGGCCGAGCGCCTGGAGCGCCGCCTGCTGGCCCTGGAGCCCAAGGTTCTGGTTGAACTGATCGGCCTGGAAGGTCCGACCCAGATCCTGCGTCGCCATCTGCTGCGCGTTGCCAAAGGCCTGGGCGCGGAGGTTGGCGCTGGTGCGCGCTGCCGTCTCCATCGCGTTCTGGTCGTTCATGCTCTGCTGGAGCGCCAGGCGGCTGCCGCCGAAGGCCCGCGACGCGATGGCCCGGTCAGCGAGGGCGTTCTCCGCGTTCCGCCGCTGGTTCTCGATGCCGTCGAGCGCGAAGCGCTCCACGTTGTCGAGGTACGGGTTCATGTACTGGGCCATGTCGGTGCCCGGCAGCGTGCCGGCGGCGACCGCGGTCGGCCGGTAGCTCGCGAGGCCGGCGGCGTTCTGCGCGAGCCCGCCCATGAAGCCGGCGGTCGCCCCCTGCATGTCGCGGACGCCCTGCTGCGCCTGCGTCTGGTCGCCGCTGAAGCCGGCCACCGTCTGGCCGGTGAAGGGGTTGTACGGTCGATCGGCGACCTGGCCCGCCATGTTCAGCGTGTTCTGGCTGTAGTCCTCCAGCCACGCAGGCAGCTTGACCTCGGTCGTCTGCGTCGCGGAGCTCGGCGCGCTAGGGCTCGGCATCGTCAGATCTCCTTCGTGAACAGGACACCGGCCGGCTGGTAGCCAAGCGCGCCTGTGTATTTCGTCCAACCGCGGCGGCCGACCGCCTCGACCCGCGTCGCGCCGTGTCCGCGCGCCCAATCTTCCAGGCGAGGCGCCAGGTCGAGCAGATCGCCCAGCCGTCCAGCCGCCAGCCAGTACCGGAGCGCCATGCGCTGCGGGTAGCGCACGAGCTCGGTGGCGACGAGCCCGTCGCCGTGCTCCCAGATCTGCGCGTCGCCGCGGCGCGCGGCACCGATCACATCGGCCACCGTGTGGGTGTTGCCGCCGCGATCAAGCGCCCGCTGCAAGCGCTCCATGATCTGATCCTCGCGGGTCACGATCACGCCGCGGCCACCGACAACACGCCCAGGCTGTTCACCGTGACGCGCCAGACCGACCCATCCGGGGCCTGGAGCAGGATCGCCGGGGCGGCCTCTGTGCTCGACACCGCCGGCGCGAAGGCGCGGCGGATTGCCTCGACCATCTGCCGCATGCGCGAGGCTTCGAACTTGTCCCCCGCGTCGGGGATCTGAACCCTCACCGCTGACCTCCTCGTGCCAGGTCGAGACGCATCTCGCCGATGCTCCAGTCCCGGTCCTGCGTTGCCTCGATGCGGAGCCGGAAGTCGCGGGCGCTGAAGCGCATGTCCATCCAGCCATCGTCGCGGGGCGCGAACGGCCCCTCGGTGTATTCCTGCCCATCCGCAGTGAAGCGGCTGTAGGCGCGCACCTGGGTGGATGCGTAGCCGGCCCCGCTGTCCATCTGCGCGCCGAGCACGTCCACGGTCGTCGCGCCGCCACGCGGCACGTCGATCGCGCCCGTCTCGGCGTACACCTGGCCGGTGCGCGGCAGGCCGGCGTCCGTCCAGCCCGTCTCATGCTGGTACAGGTGCCGG